ATTTGTACCCTAGTACGATTAAGCTCCGGGGGAGCCGTAAACGCCAAGTGGGTCTGAAACACCGAAGCTGTAACGCTCACGGGCCTTGTAGCGAACATTGCCTGTGTCAAAGTCGCCATCCATAGATGTTGACATTGCTGTACGGACAAAATGCTTCATGCCGTTTGGAACATCAGTTGTCAGGAAGAAGGCATCGTTATCAAGCAAGTAGTGGTTGACACGATATCCCTGAGCAATCGAACCGTTTGAACGAATCGCATTGATGTCGTTATCGGCAGTACCGACACGCAGATCAGTCTGTAGCAAACGAGTTGCAACAAACATAAGTGCTGGTGGAACAATCAGCTTTTGAGGACGGGCGGCTACAAGTAACCCACGCTCGTCAACAAATGCAGCAATGTTAATCACTGCATCCTCAAGAGATGTTTCGTTCAAGTCAGCAGCTACTGCTGGACGGTTTGAGTTTACACCACCCTGTACAGTCGGGTGACTAGCATTAAACAAAGTAACGCCATCGCCAGATGTAAAGGTTGTGAAACCTGTGTTCAAGAGAGAAGCTGCTTTGACTTGCTTTGTGTAAGCCATAGCGCGAGCAAGAGCTTTTGTATAACGAGCTGAGAGCGCATCGTACAAATTATCTTCCATTGCTTCTTCTGTTACAGAGAAGCCCATTCCCACGGTTTCGTGGTTGTAACGGGCGGTGAAGGATTCTTGAGCGGAATCATATGAAATCGCAGAACCTTCAGGCTTGACTGGTGCAGCACCAAAGCCTGACAGTTTGACCTCTTCCTCAAAGCTACGCTCTGAAGTTTCAGTTTCATAAATTTCTGCATGCTCGTTTTCGTACTTTGCGTACTCCATACCAAACAATGCATTTAGACCCGGCAAAAGCTCCTTTAACAGTTGTGCGCGTGAAATAGCCATCAGTTACACTCCTTATGCTGAGCCAGTTGTTGAAGAGTGCTGATGGTAATTAAACTTACACACCAGAATCGGGAAGGCAGTACCTTTTTCGTCACCCTGATCGCCACCGAGATAATCGATGATACGAAGTGGGTTCTCAGCATCTGTGCTGAGTTCAGAAATATCCAAAGACACACGGCTAATCTTTAGCGTGGTATTTGCAGCGTTCTGAACGAAAAGAGTATTTTTGCCGTAGACATCACCAACGTTTGTTGGAGCGCCATCTGCTTGGATAGCAAACAAAGCGTTAGGGTCATCTACTACAAATGCCATTGCGTCAGACGCAACAGTATTCGCTGGCCAAAGCTGTGAGAACACCTTTTGACCGGAGTTTGGATCGGTGAATGAACACCCCATGAAAATACCAACCATATCGATGGCTGTAGAATCATCACCTGTAGCGGCCTGCTTCTGAATGGTTGTTGTCGTGCCATTGTCTACAAGCATAGCAACATCACCAGTGGTGATTGCTGTGTTGTATCCTGACAAGATTGGGTACTGGCGGAAAACTTCCAATGAGCCAGAATCCAATTTACCAATCGGGCGCAGACCGAAGGGAGCAGCAACTGAAGACATTTAGTCTCTCCTTCTTATCTACTCAATTTAAATACGGTAAGCACCCATTATTGACTACTTACCAAACGAAGTCTTTGTTGACCTTTCAGGCTGCATCATTGGCATACGAGCGTCAGACTGCTTTAGGTAGCTATTATCTACCGCATCAATCTGATTAGCATTCATGCCATCATGTGCTTCCCTTCTGGAATCAACATATTCGGTTGAGTTCTCGCATAGTAGCAATCCTCCAACCTCAACATTACCTTGAAATCGAGAATCGATATCAGGCAACACTTGTAATTCAGGATGGTCCTCTGCCTTAACTGGCGTCCAGCCCTCACGAAATTTAGCCGATACATTGGTGTTGTCACTATTCCCTAAAGTCGATGTGCGAATCCAGCGGTACTCTACACCATTGCGTGATTCGGGGGTTGGTAACATGCCCGGCCTCTGCCAAGTTTTCTTACGAGTCTCTACTTCACGAGTCACGTTTGTGCGTGGGGTTCTGTTAGACATTAGATGCCTCCTTCAAGAGTTGCGCCGCATACTGTTCTGCCGTAAGGCCAAGTCTCTTGGCGAGAGAAACCTGTGTTGAGGTTAATTGCACTCTGCGTGGTTTTTTTGCACTCCGCTGGGCGGGGGCAACCACGGAACCAGCTTGACGAACAGGTGCAGCCTCAACTTGCTGCTCATCAAACTTGTCTGGGAACCGTTCACGCATAGACTCATCTATACGCCGGTAATACTCATCTGCCTGTGTCTGTGGATTGATCCCTT